CCTGAGTCTTCAGATTACCATAGAGCATCTCAAAGTCAGCATCTGTAGGCATCTCAAACATGTACTTGACCATATTCTTATAAGGAATCTGGTACAAAGCAGCTTTGTCCTCATGGTCACCAGGCAAGAAACCAATCTCTCTGGTGGTTACAAGAGATCTAACGATGTACAACTTGTCATATGGGGTATTCTCGTCCAGAACGTCTCTCAGACCCATATAGAGACTGATGAACGTCTTTCCTGTACCAGCGGCACCATATGCAAACAGATTCTTACCCTCCGCATAGTGGTCGAAAAGAACTTTCTGATTATCTGTCAGAGGTTCAATATCAACCAACATGTCTGTATTGATTGGTTTACGACGACGCATTTGTTTCGCCGTCATTCCTACACCAATAGGATCATCAGTTCTCTTCTTTCTAGGCATAATTAACGTCCAAGTGTGTTGTATTTGCCACGGATACCCGCAGATTTTTCAGATTTCTTCAGAACTTCATTCCAGCCTGGATGTTTGTTGACAAGTTTATCTCTCCACTCCCCAACTTCACAATTTCCAGGGGCAGTAGATGGATCAGACCAATCACGTTCCCAATCAGGATTGTCAACTTTCCATTGATCCCATTCATGAACACTGAGTTTTACGTCTTTTTGTTCACCAGTGACTTTATTAATAACAGGATATGTTGCCATTAGGTCCACTCCAATGCTTCGGATACTGTTGGGAATTGTTCGATAAAGATCTTCTTACAATCTTCAGCGAGATCCATATGTTCTTTCTGAGTACCATTAGCGGTACGCAGATTAATATAATGAATCCATGAACGGCATGAGCCTGTCATGTAGATTTTTGTTGGCGTACATAACGGCAGCACCATTCTAGCACACTCCTTTGCAACACCTCTTCCCAACATTTGTTGATATAGTGCCATAGAAGAATCAAATAGAGTCTTCATTTGCATCTCTAAATTTTGGACAACAAATTCATCCAAATCATCAACACTATTCTGACGATTCTTCTCATCCTGACGACGAAGTGCAGGAAGGGGAATTTCAGGTGCCAACAAAGAACTGTCAGCATACCGTTGGGAAAACTCTTGATATGTGAAACTACGATGCCTCAGCACTTGAGCCGCTATCGCTCTCGTAGTTTCTAGTTCCAATGTCATTGTTGCCTGTTCAAACACACTCCAATGGTTATGTTTGATGCAATACTTCAATAGACCAGAAACCTTAGGGTTATCCTGATTTGCAGGATTTGATACGCGGGCGATGTATCCCATCGTCTCTTCCGCATCAGGAGTAATACTAATTAATCTAGCGTTCATTTAATCGATTTCTCCATCATCATCATTTGAGTTTGAATAATCAAATCCAAGTCTCTCTCTTTTAGGCCATACATAAGCATCTTTGTCTGAGTAGACTTCAGATTCTAACACATCTACCAGAGATTTCAAGTTTTTAACTATTAGTTTGAGTTTTTCTTTGTCCATAAACTAGATAAAATAATTGAAATTGATCAAACACCGTCTTTTCTCATCTGTACATGAACTTCCAGCATGTAGTTCATTTGAATTGAAAATAATCAATCGGTTAGCAACACTCTCAACTTCCTCACCACTTTTGAATTTAGTAGTTCCGTTGTTTGTATTTACATAATAAATTGCGGTTATACAATCATCCACATCAGTATGATACTCGTATCTGTCAAATTGTGGTGTTTGCATATTTAGATTAGCTTTGATCCTCACCAATGCTACTGGATCAATTTGCTTTAAAATAGGAGAAAGAACCCCAAAGTATTGACTCTGGGGTTCAAAGTGATTATAGAATACATGAGTAAACTGATAATACCCATCTCCTGGCGTATTCACACCATTGGAGAAACTCCATGGCATTTCACGACCAAGCATGAATTGCGACAGAGTTTGATATTCTCCTTCAGATAATAGATTATCAAAGATCTCCAATCTCATCGTCAAGATGCTCTTCTAATAGTTTAGATACTAGTGTTGGGTTTCCACTAATACGTTGAATTTCAAATAGATTGGATTTCATTCGCTTTTTGATCTTCTTGTACTGCTTCAAAACTTTTGCAAGTTCTTCAGCATTCACATTGACCTTAGCTTTTCCATCATCACTCATCTCGTCTCCTTTTTTTCTTTTCAGCCTTAGGTTGTTTTGGATTGGGATCCCAGAGTTTGGGATTTACATTACCTTCAGTCTGAACCATAGACTTGAATCCTTTTTTGAAAAGATCCCAATAATGGTCGAAGAGATCTACCTGCTTATTAGCGATAGAAATATCATGGTAAGTTTTACCATCCTCTTCATATTTTACCAGATAAGCGGTATAAGGCAACCTCTTATCTTTGGCTAGTTCTGGATCACATTTTTCATGAATGATCCTTACTTTTGACATTAGCTTCTACCTCCCCAGCGGATGTCTGGATATGCTTCGGATACTAACTCTTTTGTAACTTTATACTTACTTCCAAGTGCTTTATCTTTTGTCAGAATAAGAACTTCTGCTTCAGTAGGATGAACCGATTCGAGCATGTTGATAAACATACTCTCTCGTTTGATTTTGTTAAGGGCGTCGTTGCCGCCTTTTACGAAATTAAAGAATTTATTAGCAGAATTCGCAATAGTAGTTCGTTGTGGCATTCCTTTAGAAGGATCAGCCTGTTGATTCCCATCTAGGGGTTGAAACGGAACAGGACCTTCAGGAAGCATAGAGACTACTGTCTCATCAAAATTCCAAATAAAGATGGTCTTCAAACCATCATTAGCATATTTCTGAAGAAGATCTAGCTTTTTAGCTTTGACTCTTTCAGAGTCAACTGCCTCTAGGATCTCACTTACAAGAGGATTGGGTGGCAGTTCTTTCTTCTTGACTGCCACAGTCCGAGGTTTACGTGCGGGTGACTTACGAGTCGATGTGTTAGTCTTACTCTTCCTCGTAGTAGTCGTCTTCTTCGCTGTTGTCATAGTTTTCAAATCTCAGTGCTAAAATTTCATCAGGAATAACATTTCCATTTTCATCATAAAATTCGGGATGAAGATAGTTCGTCTGTGCCTGTGTTGAAAATACTAACTGGTGTTGTTGGAATAACCAACCAATTGTACCACCGATCAGCAGAAATGCCAAGCTCAGCAAACAAAATACCGCAATAAATGGAGCTTCCATATTCGTTCCTCCCAAGGACTACTTCTTTTTAATGTCGAGGAGAAGGTGGAACTCTCTGTTGAAGAGTCCAAACTTTGCCTCAAAACTAGGTTTTGGTTTTGGTTTAGGTTTGTCTCCTCTTAATAAAAGTTCAACACCTTTATTTATATCTAGCTCTTTCACTTATAGTACCCTATTTTCTTTCAAATAGGCTACGGTTTCCTTCCCATTACCAATGTATTGTCCATTCTTAGTTACCTGAGGCATTAGGGTTTTGCCAGGAAACTTAGTTTCAAACTCTTCTTCTGTGTAGTCTTCGCCTAGTTGAAAATATTCAAAATCTTCTCCGCAGAGCTCGAAGACCATTTTCATTCTATTACAAAGTACGCACCCCTCCTTTCCATAAATTTGATACATAAAACCTCCTATTGGTAGTACGCTTGATAGTATTTTATAATTCCATCAGCTTTTACATTCCCTTGGGATACCCAGTCATGGGCACACTCGTAAATTTTTTGGGGTGAATGCTTAGGGCATCCATTTTCGTCCAGTTGTCCACCGAACCTTTTAAGGAGAATAGAAAGTACAGTCTCCCGTACTTTCATTCTCTGATCGCTATAACGCCAATCGTCAGTCACGACGTTGCTCCATAATTTCTTCCATTGTATCAAAACATTGATCTAAATGGGTCAAATTGTCAATATCTGTAATCATTGTAGCAATAGCCTTGGCAACAAAAGGTCTTTCTGACCTTGCAGCAAAAGCTAGGGCGTTTCTTAAGTTGCCTTCGGCCTCCTTCAAGGAGTCCGTAATTTGGTTTGATAGTGCCATTATTCAGCTGTTAATAGAGTTCCAGTCTTGTTGAAACAGATCCAAACCCTTTTCAGTT